CCCCCCGAGAGCAGTGTACCTCAACCTGGTGCTGGCTCATATTTTGCGGACTAAGTTATACAATTGACTGAACTATTCCGCACTTGTGCTAATTGTTACTCACAGGGTGCAGTGTTAGGTAAACTATACACTGTGCAGGGTATAGTCTAAGTATCTGATAAATGATGATAATCTTACAGGTCAGGGTAGGGTACTTTACTTATTAACTATTTATTTTTATAGGAATAGGTAGTAATAGTAGTAATAGTATTATGTATATATAGGAGTATAGAAACGCTATGCACCCTCACACTGTACACTGTGACGATCACGAGTATTTTTTATTAGACCCTGGCTTGAGTCGCGAAGACAACTTCGTACAATGGCAGGAAGCGAACAGGATCGAGCGCGAGGCGTGGGGTGATCTCCCGTACACAGAAGCCGAAGCGCGAGGAGCTTTCAATCTGGCAGTGAGTAATGGATGGCTGAAGTACAAAGACCAAGAGGCAGACCAAAAAAAGATCGACCAAAGTTAGCGCCAGCTCCACAAGTTTTTGAAAAGGATGAAGAGTTCGGACTGACAGAAATGCAAGCGGCTTTCGTGTGGCACTACACGGAAGGCGCGGCTGGTCAGACTGAAGCAGCTCGACGCGCAGGGTTCTCCTTCCCGAGCCATGCCTCGAGCAAGCTTCTCAATGGACGAGATCATCCGAATGTGGTTAAGGCGATCAAGATCAAGCAAGATTCGCTACGGGAGCAGTATGCGATTCGGCCAGAGAAGACTGCGAAGATGTTGTTTGAAATAGCCGAGCAAGCTTTTGAGAACGGTCACTACAATGCGAGTGTGAGCGCAGTGAAGGAGCTAAACCAAATGGCCGGCATCACGGTTCATAGATCGCAGAACCTGAACATCAATGCGAACATCGACAACATGTCCAAGGACGATATTAAGAAGCGACTAGGGGCATTGCTGGGTGTTACTGAGGAGCTATCGGACAAAGATCAGTAGGTTGAACTCGATCAAATAAATTATCGAACAAACCAAGAAAAGAGGGTCTCTCTTTCTTTCGGCCCTCAAAATCCCAGAAAAATCGGTTTTTTTTGCTTTTGCCCGTCAAACTGGGCGCCCAGAACGCAAAAACGTGTAAAAAGGTACGCAAACTTGCACAAAATGCGACACTGTCCTGCTCAGAACTGTGACAAAACGTCCGAATCGGTCCCAAATCACGGCTAGCCGCGGTCGATCGGGACTCCTGGGCGCCCAAAAATCAGGATCGAGATGTTTTGCGATCGACCACCCGCACCCCCCAAATGCGCGACTGCGTGTAGCTGTATAGCTATAGCTGAGTTTGCCGCATTCAGTACTAAATTTATTGTGGCGGGGTAGTAGGTACCCTAGCCCCCCGTTTTTTAGCTCTGAGGAGATCGAAGCATCGGAGGGATAGGGCCAACATGGAGAAGTTGGACCCCAAAGGTAACCATATCTGGGTTTGATTTCTATCAGAATCTGCTCATAATCGCCGGCATGACTGATTCAAGACAAAAAGGAGCGCAGTTTGAGCGCCAGATCGTGCGAAGGCTCAATGAGTTCTTTCACGATAATGGCTATCCGAATATCCAGTGCTCCAGGAACCTAGATCAATATCAGCAATCGAACCAATGCGACATTGAGATCCCTGGTCATGCGGTCGAGTGCAAGGCTTACAAAGATGGCTGGTGGTTTGCGACTGCTTGGTGGGACCAAGTCTGCGAAGCGGTTCAATGTGAGACTCCGGTCTTGGTCTGGAAGTTCAACAATAAGCCGGTGAGAGTCACGATCCCGTTGCACTATGTGAATGATTCATTTGATGTGGATAACTCGAAAACATGTGTAGTGACGTTTGATGAATGGCTTGATATTCTCAAGACCAAAGACCACTTGTTTGATGAGGTTGCGTGAACCCAAATGACGTAGACATATTTGGTTACAGTCTCGGCGGCTCAGTCTCTGAGATGATGAATCCTCGTCCCAAGCGCGAACCTCTCACGGAAGCGCAACTCGCGAACATTGCCATGAGCTTAGCGCCCGTTGCCGCAAGTGCTGAGATAGCGGGGGAGTTCCCAGCTTTTCCAGAACGCGGAGTGACAACCGCGGAAATGCTTGTTGGAGAAAGAGCGCCAAGCCTTGAAGAGTTACTAAAAGAGCGTGAATTTTTAGAAGCTGGTTTATTAGGCTTAGGCGGTATCGGCGATATTCTATCGGCCGTTCCTGCCGTTGGACCTGTGCTCGGTTCGGTAGCGAAAACTCCCTTGGTGCTGAGCAAGATTCTGAAGGCTGGTGAAAACATCTCTGAGGCAGCGCAAAGAACAAAGCGCAAAGCTGAGGAAAATCCTGAAGATCCCCAGGCATATGCAGAATTTTTGACCGTAAAGAAGGTTGAGGAGCAGCAACCATCTGGGATCGCATCATTAGGTGGTGAGCCAGAGACTCCTAACGTGCCAGAAGACGTACCGTTAGTCCGGTTTGAAGGGGATAGTGCTCCACCGGAGCTCGCTGAGGGTACAGCAAGAACATTTCAGACTACGGGTAAGTATCGAGGCGCTCCCGCGGGTACCACAAGTCCGCAAAAGCTGGCTTCTATTCAGAAGAAGCTTAGAAACTATGCGGAGAAAGGTGCTGACTTCCGTATGTGGTACGAAAATACGAATGAGTGGGCTAAATCGCAGACTGGCGGTCGTCCAGGTCGTTTAGATCAATATGCTGCTACGGCGGCAATCACGAGCCAAGGAGCCTCAGTGCCAGCGAATGCTGTTATGGCTATGAAGGGCTTCAATCAGGCTTTGGTTGGAGATCCGGTCAAGGCGGGTAGGTTCCCTGCTTCACAAGGTCCAGCGATTGAAAGGATTTTTGAGGGTGATTCGCCGGCTTTGGGTCCAAAGCGAGAGCCCTTCTATCAAGCGATAGTTCAGGATCCTGATAGACTGAGACAGACTAATGATATTAGGCAAGCCAGAGCCTTCGGGTATAAGAATGCTGATGGGAGCACTTTTGATGGTGGATTAAGTGACGCTCAGCATCGATTTATGGATGAAGAGACCGACAAACTTGTAGAGTTTGCTCGTAAGAACAAGCTCGGCGGTTATGACGATTGGAATCGAGATCGTGTACAAGCTGCTATCTGGATAGCTCAGAAAGCGGAAGAAGAAGGCTCTACGATCGCTGATGCCGGCAAGATGTTTCAGGATTTCACGCCTCAAGCAACGATACGCACCGAGGCAGCGCCTTCGGAGTCCCTGCAACATTTAGGAGGTATCTTTGATGATCCAGAAGTGTTAGCTCAATACAGCGCAGCGCAAGAAGAATTGATGATGACACCCTTGGGGCAGGATTTTATTACAGCGCAAGCTGGTGCTATGTCGAATCCCGTATACAAGGCTCCTGGCATATATGAGGGCAGAAGTAATCCTGGTGTCGGTATTGATATATCGGTCGGCAAGAGCCCTGATACGATTGTCGATCCTGTGACCGGCAAGGGCGTCGAGGCCAGCGTTATGGATCCTTCCAGTAGGAAGTTGATCGAATCGATCGCTGCGCTGCAAGGGCTGATGAGAGCGCAAGATACTGTCGGTTACACTGCGATAGTGAAAGCACCCAACGCAGCGACTAGGAATGCGTTGAAGGTAGATCTAGGCCGTACAGTCTCGCGAGATGAAATCATTAAGCTCGAGGAAGATATCAATAAACAGTTTGGCGCCGGCAAGCTGATACCTCTACACGCAGAAGACGGTTTCTCAGTAATCACGCTTGATGACGATGCGCTGAAGTCGTTAACTGCCGGTACAGCGCCGAAGAAAACGCCAGCATGGCAGAAAGACCTAACTAAGCTAGTCGATGATAGTTTCCCTGGTAGCAATAAAGAGTTTGGCTTGAATACTGGAACCCTAGTGGGCGATACGGAAAACTGGACCTACACGCCAAGCAAATATCTACCGCCGCTTGAGAATGTCGGAGATGACTTCAAGAATCTACTTGATACCGGCGCTAAGAAAATATCTCCGCAACTGGAGAAGCTCGACTCTGAGTTGGTCGAGTTCTATCCAGCCGCGGGAGATCGCAACAAGATTGTCAGTCTTGTGCGGAAGGCTCTCGCAAAGAATGGAGTTGCTGGGGTTCGGGAGCTTGTGGATAAGGGACTTGTCCCAGCCGTTGTTCTTGGATTAGTTCTTGGCGGCGCGAGTCAGCTTCCAGCCATTCCAGGTCAGCCGTCTGAGCCCGCCTAACCATCTCAGCAAAGTTAGGCGCTAGTTTTTTTCTTCTGGCTCGACCTAGTTCGGTATCCCTATCGAGAAGCTCTTTGAACGTGACTTTGCTCATGAACCATTCACCAGTTCACGATCCCCGAACTCTGTATTCACATAAACCCTGAAAGACTTACCAGCTCTTTTGAGCTGCTTAACCTTCCGATCGATTAGTGAATCGTATTGGTCCTCTGGACACTTGCGAGTCATAACGAAACCGGATCCGTTCCTGGTTTCTAAAAACTCTTCCAACTCATATATATCACTCATATCCCCGCTCCTTTTTCCATTCTCGGATTATGTAATTTGCCTCTGGCCCTGCGTCCCACTGTCCATCCAGTGCTCTCCGCAAGACCTTCAGCCCCTTCTTATCAACCGTCTTAGACTGTTCCACATGGAACAATCTACCCACGTTGTCTAATGTCTGAAAGTATTTTTCCATTAGTCATCGTCCTTCTCGACCACATAATCTTTTGTGATCGTGCCTAGGCTTGCATCGCCTCTCCAATGAGGTTTGATGTAGATCGTTTTGTAAATGTTGCCGTGTGCATCTCGATAGTTTCTCTCGTGACCGGCGACTTCGTGGCGTCTAACTCCGTAAGCCTCAGTTCTCCTCGGCCCTTTCGGGTTGATGATGCGTCCCTTCGTTTTTGGCAGCTTGAGGACCACGCGATGGTGAGAATCAGAAGGCGTGACCTCTCTTTTTAGTTTTAGACTTTGAATCCCTATGTCCTTCGGCTCTTGAACGAACCAATCAAAATTCATAAGGCTGAGTATTGCCATCAGCCGAGCATATTTTCTTGGTTCAAGAGATTGGAAGTTGTTCTCTTGGAAGGTCTCGAAGCGGTTCGCGCCTGGATCTATGAATCTATTAAATTGGTTTGTCATACGAACCATTACGGGATCTAAAGCCTCAGAAAACTCATGGTTTGGTGAACCAAGAAACCAAAGATTCTTAAATGTTTTCGGCATAGCCTCGTCAGAACCTGGTGGTATAATCTGGCCTTGTTCGCTCCAGATATCTGTATCTAGCACAGTGGGGTTGAGACCAGCAGACTGGTCACTGTCTTTAGGTTGATAAAAATGATCGATCTTGAACATGTCTCCAACAACAGGCCGCTTGTAACCCGCGTAATTTTTGCTTATTTTCCCAGTTGATTTGCTATACACAGTAAATTCATTCCTGGTCTCTATCCAAAAAGCCTCTAGCCCGTTTTTGACGTTGGATATACCCTCTAGATTCATCTCGATCCACATGTTGTAATGTCTGGGCCTCGCGTTGAGAATCGCTTTTCTTAACTGAGACTGATTACCTTTCTCTACTTGTGGCTGGAGATAATCCAGTATTTCGTTAGTAATTTCATAAGTGACGCTAGACTGTAAGTTGTTAGTCCACTTTTTGATGTTCTTTTTCACCAACGCTTTCCACCTGGGTGTGTTCTTCATGCTGTTACAGCCGTGCAAACGGATGTATGGCTTTTGTATCGCGTGAATGACCTCTTGCTTCAGATCACCTAGTTCCATATCGCTCATAGTTTCTCCTCAAAAAACCCCGCCTTTTGGCCCACACGGACGGGAACGTGTGTTCTTAGGACGCGGAGTAAATGCACCCTTGGCCGATTCAATGCAATGGTTTGTCTATCACGTTTTCCATACCGGTAAGATCCCACCAGTCGCCTGAAGAAAAAACGTAAAAAATTGGCGTGGCTTTCAGGGTGTAATCTCTCAGGTCATCTACTCCGATTACACTCGTCCACTTCGATGTAAACGGCGCGGTTAGCCCGTGCTGTAGCAAATGGGAGTAAGCCAGCACCTGTTGTTCAGATTCAAAGAATCCGTAGTGGGAAGCGATTGAGCCATCTCTGTTATCTATCAGAGTCAATGCCCATCGTTTCACCTGTCCGCTTTCATCGCTATCATCAAAAATCACTGATTGGCCTCCTTTTCTCCATAGTTGGCCTTGGGAAAATAACAAAGTAATGTCGTTATGTAAAGTGTTATATAATGTTGATCAACGACACGGGATACAGTAAGATTCGCGCATCATATAAGGAGTAAAAAAATGATTCCAGAAAGAGTGCATCAAGTGGCAGATAAAATTGCCGAGACAGTCAGACAAAAGAAAAACTT